CCGGAGATCAGCAGACCCCCAAGAGTTGAAAACAGTGAAAGCATCAATGACCCCTTTTAACAAGCATGTTTGCTGCAATGTCCAGCATGGAGTGGACGTGCTCCATGTTCTGCGGCTGCTCTACCCAGCCAGCCGTAATCTGCCCAATGAACCTGCTGCGATCTGGCGGTATGCTGATACGGCAGGTGAACGAAACGCCCTGCGCAATATACCAAATGCCCAACTCCGACTGCGCCCTCAGATATGGACTGCACGGCGTCTCACCCGCCATCAACTTCACCACGTCGTTGTTGTTTGCTACGTTCGTTGTGAACAGGCCAACATCCAAACCTTCCATCTCCTTACTGCGCCCGTCCTTGGTGTACAGGCGGTACAAGACCCGTGTGCCAAAAATTGGGTTGACCTTGAAGATGGCAACAAACTTGGCGTCGGTCTGTTTGAACAAAACACTTGCCGCATCGTCAACCCGATCTTCGTGGATCACGGGCATCTTCTTGTTCTCTTGATATGCACCAATCAGCACCGTCTGGTTCTGCCAGACAAAGTACCCGGCAAACGCAACCAGACCCATGACGAGGATGGCGACCAGCTTAAAGGGCGAATCAACATAAGCCAACACCTTGTCCAGCACGCCAAGAGCTTTATCGCCAGAATCCGCCATTCAAACTCCAGATCAACACTTTGGCGCACCACACCGCCAGCCCAACAATAAGGGCCGCTGCAATGAATGCTACGGCCCAATCTTTCATGGCACCGCTGGTGTGATGGTGTTTGTGGTGGTCACGGTATCCGTGCTGGTCACCACAGTTGGAGTAGCCGTATTGTCAGTAATACTGCCACCAGCAAGGCGACCACTGTTGCCAGAGTTTGACCCACTGTTTGCTCCTATGCTGTACGAACCTGCGCCAATTACACCGTTGCCGCCAATCGTTGTGACGTTGGCTGCGGGCGCTTGAATTTTGGATGCGATGCCAACGAAGGCGTTGTTGGTGCTGATGCCCAGAGCAGTAGCGTTGTCAGACTGACGCATACCCAAGGATGTCTGTTTGTTGACCGTGTAAACCTGACCGATGGTTGGCAACAAAAGACCTGTCCACTGCAAGGCGTGATCTGCCCATGACTTGGGAGCGTTGATCTGTGTGTTCTGCTGACCGCCACCCATCTGGAGAGACATGACCGCAGCGACCTTGGCTGTGGTGTCACCCTGTCGAGCGATGTCAGCAAGGGCTTGGTAACGGGCTGTCTGGGCTGCTGCTTGAGCTTTGTGGGCATCGGCGTAGGCTTGGTACTCGGCAGTGGCGCAGCCTGTCAGGGACAGGGCGCAGAGTATGGCGATCAGGCGCATGGTGACTCCTTACGGGGTTTCGTTGGACGCTGCTGGCGTGGTCAGGATTGCGCTGGCCTCGGCTGTCGTCAAGCGGAAAACATCAGGGAACAGGGCGTTGGTCGTCATGTTCACGTAGTTGATGGTCTCTTGCGCCTGCAAATCTACGTTGGCCACCACACCCAGACGGTTGTTTCCCGTGATGATGATCGAACGCAGATCAAAGATCGCAGAGCCAGTCACACCCAGAGACTCAGCGTAGGCCGTGTCTGTCAAGAACAGCGTCATCAGGTCGTACTTGGTGCTCACGCCATTGGCCGTCAGTGGGAAGCGGTTCTGGAAAGCGTTGCGCGTGATGATCCATGTGTCTGGCGCAGGTGCGGGAGGTATAGCCGCCCATGTCTGAGAAGCTGCGTCATACCGCTTACCAAGAACTGAACCCGTGTCGTACTGCTCAAAGGAAATTGCAACCATGTTGGCTGCAACAACCTCGCCGCTTAGTTGAGAAATGCCATCGCAGACATTGTTGGCGTTAATTGTTGCGTAATAAAAGTTCATGGTAAATCCTTAGTTCGACTCAATTACATACCAACGGCACAAAATTGTAGGCGTACCACCTTGATTCGTGCCATACGTGCTAATGCGAAGATTTGTAGCGCTCGTTAACCTTGGTCGCAAGCTTGAAGTTCTTTCCGACGTGCCAAAGAAAAAATATCCCGCTGCGTTTGAACTGCCACTGGCGGTCCCAAACACATCAGAAACGGCTTTGGATGTATTGACAGAGCTGATTGTTGTGTCAATGTACCTTTCATCTTGATCGCCCGCAGTGCCGGATGTCGCGGTAGCATTGATGTAACCTGTCTGAATGCTTTTAATGCCGCCGCCAGCAAACGGGGCAAATTGCGATAACGTGCTCATATCATCAGTCCTTTCTTGACTTGTTAATTTTTAAATCTTGCGTGACAACCCATCCCGCAGATGTCGTGGTGTAGACCAGCGCAAACACTTGGTTTTTCAGGTCGCACGTCAGGTGCTCCTCAAGCCCCATGATTAGTTTGCCGTTGCGGTGGATCACCAGCGGGCTGGCTTCCCAGCTTGAGAACTTATCCTGCACGATGATCTTGAATCCGTCATGCGGTTTAGCTGGCAGCACCAAAGCGCAAGACTGATCTGTGGTGTCAATGCAGTGGAGATACCCGTCCCGAGCATACTCCACGTTGTGCTTTGGTGCCAGCTTTTCGCCGGTCAGCCAGCCCTCAAAACGGTAGGTTGTGGTCATGGCAGCAACACCCATCCGCGAGTTGAGTCAGCGTAGACCAGCGTGAAGCCAGCGCCGTCAAGGTCCACCGTCAGGTCTTCGGCCAGAGCCATGATGGGCTGGCTGTTGCGTGCGATGGTGGCCGTCAACACTCCAGACATATTGCTTACTGTTACCGTATTTCCCGCCGATGGGGAAGCAGGCAGGGTCAGCGTTAAAGAGGCTGTGAGCACGTAGATGCGCGAGGCCACCGCTGTGGTGTTTGTGCCGATCACCTGTACGTTCTGCGTAATGACGGGCTGGGCAAGAACAGCTTGAGGGACAGTCAAGCCAGTCAGTGTTGTTGCGCCCGTACCGCCGTTGGCCGCAGCCAAAGTACCCGCGAGTGTGATGGTGCCCGATGTTGTAATGGGGCCACCAGAAGTTGTCAGACCAGTTGTACCGCCAGATACCGCAACCGAAGTCACCGTTCCCGATCCCGGCGTCACCGTGGAAGCAATTGTGATTGCGCCCGCAGAGTTGGTCACCGTGATGCCAGAGCCAGCCGTCAGTGTTGCGCGTGTAAACCCTGTGCCGTTGCCGATATCCAACTGGCCGTTTGCTGGGGTGGATGTAAGACCTGTGCCGCCAGAGGCAACAGGAAGGGCCGTGCCAAGCGTCAAGGAATTTAGCCAATTGACTTGAGCGCCTACATCTGTGCCGTTGTTGTACACCACCGTGCGCGTGCCTGCGGGGACTGCCACACCAGTCTGGCCGGATACCTTTACCGTCACAGCGAAGCTGGAGCCATTGATGACGATGTAGGGCTTCTGGATAGCCGGGACGTTGATCGTGCCCGCAGCAGACACAGCGCCAGCAGCAATGTTCAAGCACAGTGCCCGTGCATCCTGAGCAGCGTTGGTGTTGGTCAGCGACAGCGTGCAGACGTTGGAAGTAAAGTCGCCGGAGTCCAGAGTAGCCATACCCACAATGGCTTGCTCAATGGCGGTACCGATGTTGGCGTTGGTTGTAGTGCCCCATTGGCCTGACTGCTCACCGTTGCCGATCAGCTCAAACTTGAGGTTGGAGAAGGTGCTTGACATATTTTTCCTTTATGTGACTTTAAACTGCTAGCACCCAACCGCGAGTTGCGTCAGCAAAAGTCAATACAAAACCCGCATTCAAACTATCAACCGTCATGTTTTCAGCAAGCCCCATGATATTTTGCCCGTTTCGCGCAATTACAGCCGTGAGGGTTCCGCTTCTGTTGGAGACACTGACATAGTTTCCAGCTACCGGAGAGGCGGGCAATGTCAATGTTAAAGAAGCAACAAAAACATAATTTTGCCCGGTTACAGCGGTGGTATTTCCGCTGATGACGTTGACTGCTTTTACATAGGTGACGTTGCCCCGCGCCACAAAGTTTCCAGCGGTGTCCGACGTCCAACGAGAAGTGCCGCCATCGCTCCAGCCACCAAGAGAAACCACGTTGCTGGTATCCAAACCTAAGTTGACGGCGTATGCCCCAGAGCGGTGGAAAGAAAACCATGCGCCATTGGATACATCGCCCATCACCTGAAGAGAGTTGGACCCACCTCCGTTAACGATTGGAGTTGCTCCAGACGTTACCCGTGTGGTAATCTGCCCGGTCATCGTGCCGCCAGCCAGAGCCAAGTTGCCCGATGCTGTGCCTGTCAACGCCGCAGTTATCGTGCCCGCGCTGAAGTTACCTGAGCCGTCCCGCAACACAATTTGATTAGCTGTATTGGTACTTGCGGCTGTGATGGTAGCGCTGTTTGCTTGGCTTGTAATTGTCCCAGCTGTGGTGGCAGTTGTGGCATTTCCGCTCAACGCAGCAGTAATCGTTCCGGCGCTGAAGTTACCAGAGCCGTCACGGGCCACAATGGCCCCGGCTGTGTTGGCGTTTGTTGCGTTTGATGTGACGGTGAACGTCGCATTGCCTGCTTGGTTGGCGGTGAATGTCTGCGATCCCGACAGGCCTGTGCCTGACACGTTCATTGTGAGCGTGCCGTTATTGACGTTGGATGCTGTCGTTGCTGTCGATGCGTTGCCGTTCAAGGCAGCAGTGATCGTCCCCGCGCTGAAGTTGCCGGAGGCATCACGAGCGACGATGGTCGAGGCGGTGTTTGCGTTTGTGGCTGTGGTGGCTGAGTTCGGAATGCTCGTGGAGGCCGTCATGGCGCTCGTGCCGTTACCAAACACATAACCTGTGAGCGTCGTAGCCCCTGTGCCGCCGTTGGCAACTGGAAGGGTCCCCGTAACACCAGTAGTAAGGCTGACGTTGGTAATGGTGTTGTTGGTGGCGTTGATCGTTTTATTCGTCACCGTCCGCGTGTTGGTCGCAGTCAAAACATTGGACGGGGTGATGATGTTTGAAAGTATTGCCATGTGTTACTCCGATTGTGTAGGCGCAAGAACTAATAAACTCATGCCCATGTTCCTACACTTGTGTTGCTGCCTGTTGCGCCAATTGGATAAATTAAAAAGTTGGAGTTAGCTTGAATTGTGTATATTGGCCCAGTTGCAGAAATTGCCAGTTGCGGGATAAATGTTCCACCAGTGGTGACAGTCACAATCCCGGTAAGTTGCAGTGATTGATAGTTTGTGGCACTAGCTGATGACCCTATTATTGCTGGACTAACAACGGCTGTTATAAAACCACCAACTGTAGTGTTGCCGCCTGCGGCATAAAGCCCAGCCGTATCAAAAGTTCTAACAAGGTTGTAACCTATACTGCCAACTGTTGCTGTGCCACCAAAGTTAAAAGTATATACATGGGAAGTGGTTGTGGTTGTTTTTATTGCCGCAATAACAGCTTGAAAGGCATACACCGTACTGCTAGATAAAGTTACCCCAACACCAAAAATGGATTGAGCTGCTGTTGAACTGGCTAACGCTCTATTGGAATCAAGCCTGTAATACTGCATCCCCGGCACAACACCGCGCTGCAACCCTTGTGGCGTAAAGTATGGAACTTTGCCATCGTACTCAAGCAAACCAGCACTTGCAGTTATCAGGGCAGAGGATGTAATGGTTGGGCTGGTCAGCGTCTTGTTGGTCAAGGTCTGAACGCCATTCAGCGTGACTGCATCACCGCCGTTAGCGCCAATCTGCGCATACGTCTCCCACGTAGTGCCGTCATAGACAAACTGCACGCTGACCCCGGAAATGTCGCACACGAGGTTTTCAGCCAAACCACCAATGGTGGAGCCGTTACGACCCACAGTCAGGTTGTTTGTGCCCCATGAATTGCCAGCATCAGCTACTATTACCTGAGCGCCAGTCGATGGCGAAACGGGCAATGTCACGGTAAATGAGCCACCGGAAGTATCGGTAAGCACGCCTTCTCTGTTGGCGGCAGTGTAGTTGGATGTGACTACAACGTAAGTGATGCCTCCTGCTGCGCCTGCGGCCCAAACAATCGACGATCCGTTCCATGTGACATTCTGCCCGGCCACTGTTGGTGCCGCAACAAACCCCGTAGCTCCTGCGCCCGTCTGGAATGCAATCTGGTTGGCCGCACCGCCTGCAAGGTTTGTTGCCGTGGTTGCACTTGTTGCCAAGCCGCTCAGTGTGGCTGTGATTGTCCCAGCAGAAAAGTTGCCCGAGGCGTCACGCGCTACAACCTTGGAGGCCGTGTTGGCGTCCGTGGCATCCACGGCGAAGGTGCGAGCCGCAGAGCCGTCAAACGTGCCGCCAGAAGTCAGGAAGCTGCCTGCCGTCAGAGCGTTGGCCACCGAGCCAGCAGAGCCCGAGATGTTGCCCGTGACCGCTGCGCCTGAGATGGCAATGGCCGTTGGTGTTACGCCTGTAACCTGACCCTGTGCGTTCGTGGTGATCACGGGGACCGACGATGCGGAGCCGTATGTGCCCGCAGTGCCGATGTTGGCAATGTTGAACGTGTAGGACGGCGACTCGCTCAGCCCTGTGCCTGCCGTGTAAGTGATCGGCGCAGAGAACTGCTGAAAGACAATTGCCGTTGTGCCAATGGTGATCGGAGGTGGTGTCTGCTGGACCCAAGCGGTGTTTGCATTGGCTGTGCCGCTGGTCACCAAGAAGAAGTCACCCTCGTCAATCTGGTCAACTCCGGTTCCAACAGAGTCCATGTCGGATGATCGGGTCAAGATGTATGGCGTTCCAGCGGAGCCTACCTGCGTGACAACGTAGACGCCGTTATTGGCTCCGGCCACTTCGTTCTTGACCAGTATCCGCTCCGCAACAACAGTCAGGGTTGAGTCCACCGATAGCGCGCCGTTGGCGTTACCTGTGAGCGTTGCCCCAACCCCGGACGTGCCGTTGTTGTACGTGTTTGCTGGCAGTGCTGCCGTGGTAGCTAAGGCCACCGCCTCATGGAAGTGGATGCCGGACGCGATGGCGTCAGCGTACTGTTTGTTGACGATGTCCGTGTTGTTGACCGGAGCCGTCGTAATCGTGCCTGATGTGATGTTGGCCGTGGTGATGTTGGCCGTGCTCGTGCCCAAAGTGCCAATATCCAGTGTTGTGACGGCAGAGCCTGCTGCGTCCAGATACACCGCCCGAGATGAGGGGTAGGTGACAAACACGTCTTTGGAGCCAGCGCCAAACGGCACCAGTGATCCTGCATTGCTGGACGACACCACGGTGGTCCGGGACAGGGTTGTGCCGGATGCGGTGTAAGTGCCAACACCAACTTCCCAATCGCCAGTAGCAGAGTCCACAATCGCGTAGAAGGTCTGATTGCCGTTACCTACAGCAGCAAAGGACTGAAATCCTGCGGCTGCGCCAGCTAACGTAACCGTGCCGGTGCCGGTTGTTGTGGTCGTTTCCTTGACGCGATCTTTGAGTACCAATGCCATTTTGAATCCTTACGACGGTAGCTGAGTCCAGCCGGGAGACTGCACATCGTTGATCACAATCCAACCGCTACCTTGAGCGTTGACGATATTTTGCCAGTTCGGGTTCTGGCTGTCGTCAATTACCGCCCAGACCAGCGCCCCGCCAATGTTGATGGTGAGCTGCACGCCTGTGGGATACACGTTGGCGGTCTTGAGAACACCCAAAGTGCTGAGGGCCGATACGGCTTCCGCCATAGTGCCTGTGAAAACCACCTGAACCACTTGGGTTGCCGTGCCTGTGGCGCTTTCTGCAATAGCCACAGAGATCAGCAGGCCTCGGGTCATGTCGTCATCGCCAGTGGCACTTTCTATCTGTACGGCCCTAAGCGTACCGTTGGCTGTCTGTGCTGCTGTGGCTGTAGAGCCCTCTATCTGCACCGCCCTGAGCGTACCAATCGCAGACTGTGCTGCTGCGGCCCCAGCCTGCTCCAAGGCGCTGGCCACCATGTTGGCAATCACCGACTGCGTGTTTGCTGCGGATGCTGCCTCCGCCTGTGTGGGCTGCATGATGGCTTGGCTGACAAACGCATCTTGGCCCGTGGAGGTCTCACTGATGATGCCGCCCCGGATGACGCCAGCGTCTGCAAAAGTTGCAGTGGCCGTAGCCGTATCCGAAGCGGAGACGGAAAACGTGTTCCCGCCTAAAGAGGCGAAGGGTGCTTGGGCAAAAGTGACATCACCAAACACCGCACGTCCTATCAGGCTGCGTCGAGCGAGAAGGAATAGGTTACATTCAGCGTATCGCCGTTGTCCACAGTCTTATCACCGCCTGTGAAGTTACCCACAGAGAACAAGATGCCGGATGTGCCGCTATTCACGCTGGCCAGCAACGCGCCTGCAACCACCGTGCCGTTCACCAACATCGCAAACGAGCTTGGGCTGCCTGAGTTGGAGATCACCGATGGGTCAGCCGTGGTGGCTGTGCCAAATGTCACTGCCTTGCGGTTGCCAGTGTAGGCAGTGCCGGGAACCAACTCTGTCCAGCCTGCGTGTGTAGCAAGGGTATCGCCAGCCGCAAATGTTGTACCTGATCCGGGGCCTTGCACCAACCCAAGGAACCAAGCGGATGTGTAACCAGTGGCAGCAAAGTACTTGCTGTTCATGTCCTGCAAGCCTTGGTTGACCACGAGGTTGTGGAAGGTGTCAGACCACTTCTCTTTGCCGTCTGCACCCACGCAAGTGACGGTGAATACGCCGCCAGCGCCAACACGCTCAGTGCCTGCGCGTTGAGTGATCAGGCCTGCTGTAACGCTGTCTGAGGCTTTGCTGTGTTCCATGATGTGTCCTTACGAAATACGCACGATGGCGCTGTTGGCATCGGCAGTTGGGAAAATGACTTGGAAGGTGTCGTTGCTCACGGTCTTGTCTGCGCCGAAATCCAGCACAGCCACAGACTTGTTGCCCTCGGTGCTGTTGTAGATCAAAGCACCACGGGCCGTAAAGGTTGCGCCAGTCCAAGAGGTGTTGGCAAAGCTGAAGTAAGCCGTAGGCACGTTGGCGCTGTTGTTTGCAGCCACTGGCGTGGTTGTGATGACCAGCGTGTTGCCTCCAGCTACGTACCCAGTACCAACAACTTCACCTGATGTTGTGTAAACAGCAGTGGCTGCGCCTAAGTCAGCGGCGGCAGTGTACAGCGCCAGTTTAAACGTGTCGGGCGATGTGGGTCCAAAATTGTGGATGCCCTGCGGCAGCTCCACCTTGAACGATGTGGTTGCGGTTTGCGCGATTGTCATGACACTTTAACCCTTACTTGTCCGTCGCGATAAGCGTCCATACGCTGCTTGCCGTCACCCAAGTTCTTGAGCAGTGCAATGGCTTGCATGTACATGTCTTGATACAGCTTCACCATGTCGGCCTCGCCCTTCATGAAGCGAATGGCTTCTACCAAAGAACCGTTGAGCAAAGCGGAATCAAAGTTGTCGCCCAGCCACGTTGTACCCGCAGTCACGATGGACTCAGGGTAATAGTAGTAATGCAACTCAGCCGCATACGTTGCATCTGGAGTTGGACCCAAGATGAAAGTCAGCTCGTTTACATCGTTTGACTGAGGCCCAAAGATGGCGTAGTGCTTGGGCTTTCCGGTTGTGGCCGGATTTGGGTACGCCTGACGGATGAAGTTCACATCCTTGTCCAGCAGGAACTCGTAAGCACCTCCGGCAGCAGGATAGATTGCCAGCGAGTACACCGACAGAAAATCATTCGGAGCAGCCAGATACTTGTTATTCGCAGTCAACGTGCCGGTGACGTTTTTGCGCAAGTTGGCCAACTGAACCGTGTTGTAGATTTTCTGTTCCGCCTGCTGGGCGAACATGGCGTACTGCTCCTCTGTGAATTCGTTTTCACAGATGTCAGCAATGTTGATCTTCAGCTCGGCGTAGTTCATACTTTATGCCATCGGGCCTCGGGCCATGGTGCCTTTGGTGGCGCAGCCAGTACCACGGATTTTGATGCCGCTGGTCTTTGTGCTTATGCCATCAGGCTTGTTGCTGAACGCGCCCACACTCATGTTCACCGTATCCACATTGCTGTGGTTGGGTTCTTTGCCGGGTGTGGCAGATGCCTTAACAACCTTGCCGGTCATTGTGTGTGGCTCGGCGTAGACGCTGGCTTGGCCAACTTCTTTGCCCATCATCTTTTGGCTAAATTTGGCCATGATTAACCTCGCTTTTGTGCTGCGACCTTAGCCAAACCACGGCCCATGGTCTTCATGTCGATGTTGCGCTTGCCGCCGCCGCTTTTACCGGGGTTTCCACCCTTCATTTCTTTGACTGCGGGGCCGCTGTCGCCCAAGTTTTTACCTTCGGTTTTGCCTTGTTTGGCGATGCCGTCAGCAGATCGTGTGAATGCCATGATTAACTCCTTAAGATATTGATATTGTCACCGTGCCGATGAGCACAGTCAACGCCAATGTGTTGGGTGTAAGGAGCGTATCAAACGACCTTGACCCGCCAACCGGGTTCCACCCCCACTGAATGTCCCTCGAACCGCCGGACAGGTTCCCATCATCATTCAAACCAGACGTGATGTAGGTGGTGTCCCTTCGAGGGTTCCTTAGCGCCTGTGGGTCATCTACAGGGAACGTGCCAAGCATCAACTGCGGCTGATCAGGGTCCCAGCACTCCGGGCACACCAGCAACTCATACTTGCGCTGCTTGATGATTTCCGTCTTAAGCTGTTTGAGTTTGAATTGCTGACCACAGCGGTCGCACATGGCAATCGCTTTGTGGCCAGCAGCAAACCGATTCGCCATCAGTAGCCACCATTTCCAATGTGCATTGGGCGTGGAACAAACCTGACTGCAGCCTTCTCGCGGTCTTCGCTCGAAGCCAAGTCCCAAGCCTCATCGTATTGTTGCTTCAAGATTGGCAGTCGCTCCATCGCGCCGGGAATCTTGAGGGCAAGGTGATACGCCAAGCCAGCCGTCATAGCCTCATAGAAGCGGAATGGCATGTCCATTGTGTTTACACCCGTGCCAGCGTCCTGCATGCGGCGCAGACGCCAGTACACGAACACGTAGGGCTGCGAGTTGTCAGGGACGGGCCACACTGTAATCCGTGGGGCATCAGTCAAACGCTCAATCCAAACCTGAATGGGTCGGGCTTGCTGCAGCTTGTTGGGGATCGTGGCGTAGGTGGAGACGCTGATCCGGGTGATGGTCAGGTCAGCTTGCGTTGATTGGCTACCTGCGCCCGTGCGGATCACATGCTCCAGCAGGTCTACCGTGTCAGCGGGCAAGTTGTATGTCGCTTGGCCGGGGACCAAGT